GTTTGTGCTTTGATGAGCCTTCCTGTTAGATCGTCCTTTGCCCATCTAGTCATAACAACGACTATCGAACCACCAGGTTGCAAACGTTGTCTTGGACCAGAGCTATACCAATCATATGCTCTATCCATTGCCGAGTCAGACATTGAATCTTGTTCTGTATGTGGGTCGTCAATAATAAGAAGATCAGCCCCTCGGCCTGTAATTGAACCGCCTACTCCTGCTGCAAAATATTCGCCCCCGTGATTTGTCTCCCAACGGCCTTTCGCCTTACTATCTTCACGTAGTTTAACATCACCAAATATATTTTTATAGTCTTCAGTCTCCATTAAATTTCGAACCTTACTACCAAACCTTGTTGCTAGTTCAGCATTGTGTGAGACTTGCATAAGTTTCATTTTAGGGTTCCTACCTATCATCCAAGCAGGAAATAAATAAGATGCAAATTCTGATTTTGTATGTCTTGGTGGCATATTCACAATCAACCTTTTATGTTTCTTAGCAGCAATAGCTTCAAATTCTTCAGCGATAATTTGATGGTGCCCATATTTCTTTGGGTCCTTTGTTTCTCTGCATATGAAATCTGGCCACATAGCACGGACAAAAATTAAGAAGTTGTCCTGAGCTAGTTTTATATATTCGATCTGCTTTTTTAAAATTAGGGACCGCAGTTCGTCATCGGTCAATTGATCTAAATTTATCATAAATTTTTCATTTTTTGGGTCCCCTTTTATACCATATCGTTTCAGACACTACTACATCTATTCATATTGCTTACAAAGCGCTTGCGCCAGCAAGCTTACCAGCAGGCACGCGATCCTGTGATTTTATTTTTTTAAAAGTAAGTTGTGGAAAAGTATGAGCCTTCTAGCGCGCAACGGCGCGCTAGAAGTGTTGTTGTTATTTTTGTAGTTGTGTTAAGAGGTGTGAGAAAGTCTGTACTATGTCGTTTTTAAAGTTATCGACTAGTGGGTTGCCTTGATTTTCCAAGACAAATTTCTCGACCTTGCCCTCTAACATTTTATACATTACTTCATAATTTAACTTCTTAATTTGATCGGGTGTAAAGTTAACATTACTTGTAATGTTAGAACTAGCCGATTGCTCGGCTAGAACTTTGGAGATATCCATTTTAATAAGTGAATTACTCATTATTATCCCCTAGTGCTTTATACTCATTATATTCAATCTCACTTGTGAACTTATTGAATAAATCAGTATGTTTGATTTTGAAATTAGCGGTATCGAATTTTTTTCTTTTTCGATGTATTCGCTGAATTCCAAAAATGTTATCTTGCTTATCTTTAGCAAAAATAACATTTACCTTTTTACTTTCGAATAGATTAACAACACTTTGTTTCATAGTGTCAACTTCTTTAGATAATCTATTCTGTTTTAGTTTAAGGTTAGCATAAGCAACAACAAGCTTTTCCTCGTCTTGCTTTAGTCTTACCTTTTTTGCTGTACTCATAGTTATATCCTTTTGTTGTTTTTAACTATTCTCTTGTCTTATCAAATCCCACATTAATATCAATAAGTTAGTGTTCATTTTGGGTCTGTTCATAATGGGTTTTTTTTGGACAAAGTTAGAACTTTTTTTGAACTTCTTGTGAACCCTGATGGGAAGCGTACTGGGACTTGTGTACAAACATCACGCGACGGGGGTTGTTTGCTTCAACGACGACGGCAGAGATAGGTGGAGTAGGAGGTGGCGGAGGTGGGGGAGGCAGAGCTTAAGCTGGCCAGCACTGGTTATCTAGAAATCTTTGTAATTATTGTTGTTTGCCTCAACGACGACGGCGGGGCAAGCTTCTGGCGCCAGCCAGCTTGGTTGATGAATTTGTTGTGTCGCCGTTGTTTGACACAACGACGACGGCAACGATTACCAACTACAAGTATATACGATTGTTTGTTTTCTTTTTATGGCCTCTTCGCACCACTCAATGAACTTCTTGTCTTGTCCCTTGTATTCATTGACTGCCTCTTCTTGGAACTGCTGACCCCAAAAGAATCCGTCATTACAAAAATAACGATAGTATTTATCCTTGTAAGCTTCTTTCAACTCTTTTAAGACATCTTCGGTGATATAGACTTCATCACCTGCGTTCATACCCAAACAACTCAAATCCATAGGGTCGGTTGGGGGCTTGTTGCGTTTCTCTGCTTCCCGTTCGTTCTGCTTCTGCCATTGTTGGTTCATAAATGTTTGCAGACGGGCGTGCTTTCTCCAGACGAACCCATCTTCTTTCGGATCGTAATCGTCAGAGTTATATACCTTTTCGAAGTTTATATCTTTACCTCGAAGGTGTGCATATTGATCTAGTCCCATAGTTCTCCTTTGTTATCTATCGTCTTATCATATCCCATAAATAAGTCAACTTAAAAAATTAATACCTGAAAACAGCAAAACTATCACCAGCAGTGCCAGAGCCCCAGTCAGTTGTGGGAACAACAACCACGCAATGATTGCTACGAAAACGAGCGACATCATACGACCAGCTTCTCCTGGCCAGAAGCTCTACCCAGCTGCCGGATCTTGACTCCTTGTTTCTCCCAAGGACGAGAAAGGATTCTAAGCTCGAGACGCAGCGCATGAAGCTGTCCGGCCGATATGTTATCTACCACCATGGTTATCTTCTTGTTCCGAAGTTTTTTATGTACATTGCCTTTACGCATCCTGTACCTCCCGTGTAATGCCATCGTCACCTGTGCTGTAGTTAATAGGATCTTTGAACTGTAGATGGTCGTCTAGTAACGACGGTACGTTTACTAGTTCTCCGCTGCCGACCTTTTGGTTCCCGCTGCGAATGCGAACCCACATCTTCTCCACGATGTTGCCTCGTTTAAAACGAACGTACACGTGATCACGGTCCTTCAATTCAAGCTCTTTGATTTTAAAATAAACTTTATCTCCGCAGTCTCTACAGGAGTAAAGTATGTTCTCTTCATTTTCTTTTTTTGTCATAACCTTCCTTTGTTATTTGCAACTTAGGATAAGATGGGATAGCTGTCAATAAAAAAGTTCAGGAACTTCTCCTGGCAGCAGGCACAGCTTCAGGCTTCAATAAACCAAGTAAGTTCTACCTTTCTGTACGAAACGACGGCTACAGCTTCTCCTGGCGCCAGCTGGCAACTTCTTAAAAACAAACAAACTCAATGCTTTTTGTAAAACGAGACGACATCCTGAACAGGACTGGGTCTGGTACCCGCTGCTACCGCGGATCCCTGTTCGTTGTCAACGAGAAACGAGAACGACAACTAGGAACGAGAACGAGCTACAGGGAGACGCTGCCTGGCCAGAGCCAGAAGCTGTCTCCGGAAGGATGGCCAGTCGTATGGAAACGAGAACGACGACGACGGGACGAGGGAACGAGGATCTGTAAACACGGACACCGGTCTGTATAGTTCTAAGCGTCTGTCCAAGAGGGTCTGATTGCAGATGATAACAACTCCACCATTCTTAATTCGTTTGTTGATCCAACTTATTTGCCATTTAGAAAGCTTAGGATACTTGACTTTGTCTGATTTTAATTCCATCCAAAATTCTACGCCTTCAGCACAACAATTCAGATCAGGTATACCATTAATTGTTTTAGATTCTATGCGAGTAAAATGTATGTTTTTACAGTTCTTTTGAATCAATTGTGATAGTCTAGATTCACGCTTCTTGACTGCCATAAATTAAGTCAGTTTTTGATTCTTTCTTTGCTCAAAATACACCCAAGAGGAAAGATGTTTGTATCACTAAAGACAGGTTCTTTCTCATCATAAGAGGCAAATGTAGTCAAGGTCTTCTTCTTTCTATCAATGTTATGTATGTATCCTTGTGAAACCAAAGTGCAACATTCCAACTTCTTCATCTCATCTTCAGTCTTATGCCCAGCGTCCCCAGTAATATCAATCCACCTAATTTTATAAAAATAATACTTTTTCTTACCGACGACGGCATGTTTATATTTAGATTTTTTTCTTCGTCTTGACATGTACTTGACCTAATTTTAATTTAAGTTCTGAGTTATGAACCTCATTAAAGACAGTAATGAAGTTCTCCCAACTAAGGCTTTTCAGTAATTGCCTTTGTCTCAGACTCAACTTCGATCGTTTTGGCATTGTAGCCATCGATCTTCGTCGATAACTCTTGTAGTTTCTTTTCGAGTTCTGCACGTGACATCCCCTCCAAACCAGATACTTTTACTTCTTTCTTATCAATATACAAACCAGCAAGCTGACCTGATCTGTATTCTGCGTTTACTGCTGCTGAGTATTGTTTATTATCTGCAGCCATATCGGCAAATCTTTCTAATCTTCTATATCTTCGTATCTTGTTTCTCTCATACTTCGCTGATATCTCTTCTAATTTTTTATCAAGATATTTACATATGTGAGGGTTTAACTTTCTATTAGTTAATCTACTTGCAATAACAGAATAATCATTATCGTTTTTACATTCGTATTTTGCTTGTCTCAAAGCATCGGACTTAGTAATCTCACCCCAATTACCAACTAAGATGTCAACAAACATCTTTTGTTTTATGGTCAAATCCTTTTCAGTTCTCAACTCTTTTTTCTTTAGGCCTGGCATTAGTTCGGCTTCTTTTTCTTTACAAAATCTCGAACACCTTTTGTCATATAAGCAGCTCCAATCTCTTGTAATCTTTTTTGATATTTTCTTGTGTTTCTTGCGCCTAATTTTAGACTAATTTTCATATTTCTTGGTAAATCTTTTACCGGTCCTTCAGTAATAGACAAAGCTTTCCTGATGATATTTGCTTTTTGATTTTTTACATCTAATTTTTTTAGGTTTTTTAAGAATTCTCTTCTGCCTGATTTTTTCTCATTTGCAGTAGCATACAACTTATTTACTCTATCAATCATTTTACTTCTAAGCTTTTTATATAGATCTGATCCAACAAATGATTTGATTGCTTTACCACCAAGTCCCTTAATTAAGCCACCGCGTAGATATTTTCTTGATTTCATAATTAATAACCTTTTTGAGCTAATTTTGGTTTAACCATCAATCCACCTTTGAAATGTTTAGTAGCTTTCCTTCCCTCTTTTATTGCAGCTTTTGTTAAACCTACATTTTTATTTTGTTTTGTTATATATGCGTCTATTGCTTTTTTTGCTGAACCCATAATTTTAAGTCCTGCCATATTCAAAACAGGGCTAGGACTAGACTTACCGCTTTTGATTTTATTTTCAATTGCTTTTAAATAATGTTTAATCCCCATAGCCACACCTTTGTTGACTTCCGATTTGGGTAGACCTTCAGCTTTAAGTGTCTTACGAAATACTTTTAAACCTTTTTTTGATCCAGGATCTCTCAATACTATTTTAATGCCTTCTTTCAATAGACCACCAGCTAACATTTTTTTGGGTTTCATAGTTTTTTATTATATAGATTTTTAGAAGTAATAGAAACACTACCCTTACCAACATTTTGCCCTTCCATAAGACAGGTGGTGGGTCTAAGGGACACCAAGGGGACACCTAGGGGGACACCATAGATTGACCTATAACCGTTGGTATATCTACATAATCGTCAACAGACCCATCAGACCCACCTCATCTGGGTCGATTAATAAATAAAATTATTCTGGTGTAATAATCTATATAGATAAAATTGTAATAATGTTGTATAAATATCACATAACAATAGATTAATCGTATCTATTCCCTAGGTACCTTTTTTTCTTTAACGTAAAAAGTCATTGTTATACCTTTCGCCCTGGTTGGGTAGCCTCAACCAGGGTTTTTTTGTTTCCGGTGTCCGGTATTCTGTGGTATGTATTATGTATGGGCTATTCAAATGAAAACCTCCCTCGAAGATTTTCTAGGATAGCCTTGAAATCAAGGAGACCACCGTGAATGATATAGATTTTTTTAATTTAGCAACTGCAGCAGTAATACTGATATTTATTGTAGTTCACTTCTTACTCTAACTAGGCTCATCGCCACCGCATATATAACCAACTACCTGTTTATCCTTGTAAGTATGATAGTAAAGATTACTAAACAACTTACGTTGTTTTCTCTCATGCACTTTTACATTCGAATGAAACCATGCACTACATGATTCGTTGATTTCAAATGTATCAAGTTTAATTTCACCAAAGGTAGTCAAATACAATAATGTTATCATTATGGGTTTCATTTACCAATACCTGTAACTACCCTTACTATAGAAGTAATGGGATTAAATTTTACTTTACCATTAGAGCTACATCCCACAAGTACCACACATACCACAATTAAGCACAACACCCTCATTTTAACCCCAATCGATCACGAATCATATCAATCCTCTTTTTAACAGATCTACGTTCTTCTTTAGAGTCTGCAGCTCTATAGTTCTTATACTCATTTTTATATTCAATCCAATATCTTTGTACTTCTGTAAAAACTATAATCTTTTCTTCTAAACATCTTTTATACCTTCGATGAACCATATCAGGTTCTAGCCCTGCCATATAGCATATTTTTTCAAAATCAGGGGATTTATTTAAGAACCATTCGTGGGCATCTTTCTTATAATAAGCCTCTTGTTTACCACCTAGGGTATATAAACAATCTTCAAAAGCTTGTATAATTACCGCCTGGTATAATCGCTGATCAGGGATCTTCGGTTCTCTTACAAATTCTGTAGCAAGATTAGTGCCCATGATTTTTAATAAGTGCGGTGAGCAAATCATAATAAAACAACCTCATATGGTGAGAGTTCTCTGTATCCTTATATTCAAGGAGGAGGTCGTTCATAAACCTAGTCTTTTCTAGGCCGTTCATTTTTTCAACTGATTTGATATTTAAAAATTCGTCAAATAACATCTGCATAGCAACCAGCTAAGGAAAGATATGGATGTGGAAGCTGGCTACTATACATTTTTAACTAAGGACAACCCTCGAGTCTTCGCGATTCGTTTTCGTCCTATTCTCCAGTTATTTTCTATTTTATCAATTAAGGATAAACTAGCACTCCCCAAACCAAAATCATTTCCACAATATAATTGGAACATAACAGAGGTAATTTCATCGTAAGTACGCTTATTAGGACATAACATTACAAGTTTATCGAGTACATTATCGATCTTACCAGTATCAGGTAATTTTTTCTCTGCCAAAACAATCTCCTATTAGTTAATAAAAAATTGTGTCCGTTATTCTGTGATAATAAGAAGATTTGAAACCCCTTCTTTTCATTAGGTTGAGGAATA